CCGCCAATTTCAAGTCGATGAAATTGAAGTCCTTCGCATAATAGGCATATTTTTCAACCAGACCAGTGCAAGAGATGAAGATCTTGTCCGGTTGCTGTTTGGATTGGCCCGCGAGTTTGTGCCGCTTGGGGTTGATCTAGTCGGAGCGACGCGATTTTTGGCGGCTTTGCTGGATTTCGGGCTTCTGCCAGGAGATATTGAAATGCAAATCAGCGGCATGAATCGGGTAGGTAAACGCATGATGTCGAAACAATTTCAAGATAGGATCAGAGATTTGGGGAAGATTTCATGTTAGAAATAGTCGATCTATTAGAAAAACTTAAGCAACTGGACGAACCGACATATAAAAAAATAGCTAGAGGTATCCAGTTGCAACCATGTGGTCAATACATGGTCTTTGATCGCGGCGAGGTCCGTACCTGCCAGTATCATGAGGCTTATATGCCTTTTGGTAACCTGCTGCCAGAGGTCGCTGAGGCTTGGTTGCAATTCTGCATTCAGCGGGCCTTAGTTGATCGAGGATGGCCGGTAATCCTGTCGTTCGATTGTGATCCAGATCGCCCGAAAACGTGGGATGTGGAAATATGCAATGGGTTGGTCGATGGTCTTTTGGGAAGAGCAAATGGTCTCTCGCTATGTGCCACCTTGCTCGCCTGCTATATCGCCTGTCTGGAGGGCCGCCCATGACGCCAGAAGAACGGGATGAGATGGAATCTCTCGACGTATTACCGGATATAAAAGACTCCGCAAATGCGTCGTTGAAGGAGGAAATCAAGAAAATGATATTAAAGATTGAAAATCCAAACGCCACCCTAGAAGCAATACGCAAATATGCGTTGAAGATCAGACACGATCGTCCGGGGTTATTCGAGAAACCATGAGTCCTGAAGAATTGCAGAAAATCCGGGACTTTTCGAAAAAGAGTCCTTGGAGATTTGATGGAATCTGCTATGATACTATACGATCATTGCTTGATCATATCGATTCGCTGCAATCCGCCCTCATCAAGGAATGCTTCTGGAATATTTGGCGCGAAGGCAAGCATGATGATGTGGCAAAAGTGACCGAATTAGCTAAGAAGCAATTGAGAGCCGAGATGCCGGAGGAAATGGCATAGAGCCGCATAGGTCTCCGAGCTTAGAAGTTTGCACGCGCTCGGAGCAAATGACCCCGGCTAAAAAGTTTTATTGAACGCCGGGAACTGCTTCAATCTTCAATATTTCCAGTGGTGAGCGATTGAGCACCAACTTTTATGATCGCGGTGGCGATATAGTATCCGGATGCCGTATTTCCAGTTATGGCGTTATAGTTCGGTGGATAAAGCTCTCCGCTAACCTCCTGGATAGCGGCTGCTTTGGCCGCAGATGATACGGTATTTAGGTGGGTATTCCCCATCACGACGTTGAACGTCGATGCAGCAGAGGAACCGGCGATTCGGATATCACTATACATCGCGTTTGCCGCGGCGTTGCAGTCGGTGATTTTGTTGCCAGAGATTATGGAAAACTTTATTCCAGCTGGAGCATGAATCGCAATACCACCGAGTCCAACAAAACTATTGCCACAAATGGCGGAATGTGACACAACGGCACCGAGATAAATGCCAAACTCTTCGTTCCCCGATATATAGGCCGCCCCAGATGGCTCGAAATAGGAATTCAAGATCTGCAGATCATGGATCGCAGAATTTACGTAGATTCCTGCATTTTTGTCGCAAATGATGTGGCATTTTTCAAATGTTACATTGTTGCAATTCAGGCCAATAACAACTGCATACGGCCCGAGAACAGCGCCAGTGCCCGAATTTATCGCGGAAAGCGCGCAATGATGCACGACAGAATCTGATATCCGATAGAATTCCAATCGAGTGAATTCGCAATCATCGAATATATTAAGCCAAGATAGGTTCTGATTCGCGACACAATATACTCCTCCCAACAGGGATGCACTATATGAAACCGCATTGTTGTATGTGATTATTCTATTTAATCTACATGATGATGGACTATGCAGTAGCACATGATAATGCGTATAGTTCGCGGAACCCGTATATGAAAGGGCCAGATTCTCCAGCCAAATGCGATAACAAATATCAGTCCCTACCTGGACCGCATTGATCATATCAATGTCAGACGCGGTTTGGATGACAACGGTACCCAATCCTATTATTTGGGTATAGCTAACCGGGTTGATGGATGCTGCTATCGTGTAGGTACCCTCCAAGGCGTAGATCGGCCCCGGTTTGGCTCCGGCGGCCACCGCGGCAATCGCGGCATTGAATTGAACTTCATCCGCCGTCCCATCGGTCACGTAATCGCACCACGATTCTGTGCCAACGGTGGTACCGCATCCGCCTCCGCCGATAGCTGCCCCATTGAACATCAACGAGCCCCCAGAATTATATAGCATGTTTGTTGTTGGGGAAGGCGCTTCAGAGGGAATCGTAATGCCAATTGGACCCAGTTTTGGACCTGTCATTAATTATCACCTTTTAAAATTTTAATTTCAGATTTCAATTCGTCGATCTGTATCTGCTGTTCCTTGATGCCCTCGATCAGCAAGGCTACTAGATGATCATACTTGACACTTCGGGCATCAATTCCGTTGTCCTCGTAGGATACAATTTCCGGGATTACCTGACCAACATCTTCGGCAATCAGGCCGATGTCATGTTTGCCGCCGTTCTCGGGTTTCCAATCAAATTCAACGCCTGATAAGCGCTTGATTTTGTCGATGGCATTCGGAATAGTGACAACATTTTGTTTCCAGCGGCGGGATGAATGGGTTTGCCATGCATATGCCAAGCCTTCGCCGGAGGTAGCGGAATTTGGCAGAGCAAGGCCAACGGTTGGAGCAGTGACACCAACAAGCCCAAGATATCCTATTGAATTCGTGAATTGATATATTGGTACCAGTGTTTCGTTGTAGATAGTTCCCTCTGAGGAAACGAATGAGATACTCCATCCAGTTGTCATAGCGTCTTTTCCGGTATGACCTGCCATAACATCAACGGTCACTTTGGGATACAACCATGTTGTACTTGTGGTGCCTAGCAGAATTAGATCATTTGCTCCATCGTTGCCCAATCGCACAGATGTAAACGGCAAACAACCACGCGTACTCACATATGAGTTTGCCCATGCATGCGTGTTGTAGTTATACGAAGAAAGTAATATTTCCCAGTGACTTCCTGCTACATAATTAAACCCAGTAATCCGAATTACCATCATACAGTTATTTCCGTATGATGGCATAACGATTTTCATCGTACCGGTTTCGTTGCTAGATGAACTATACGATGCAGCATTTTTTACATCGGCCACTGAATTGCGGTCAATATAAGGCGTTGACCGCATACATATGTTGCCTTTCGTGCTATGGTACGTGCTCTCTATGGTGAGGTCATCACCCGCGCCAGTGCCGCCGTAGATCGTTTGCCCGCCTGCCCTGCCCGCGAGCAAAAGCAAATTCGCGATAGCATACCCAATATCTTTTATGAGTTTGCCGGTGCTGTCATCATATGCTACCAGATTGTTTGCAGTGGCTCCAGACGGCCCGACAACATCCCCCGTTCCAGCTCCGGCGGCGCCTTTTTCTGCCAGAATGGTCCAATATGCATCTTCGGTGGGGGCATGATTTAGGTTCCCGGCTTGCAATGATCTCCACGAAGAGCCATCATAGCTTGCCGCGTCGTCCAATGCATATGTAGTACCAGAACTCCACGCACCCCTGTGGGTTAGGCCGCGCTCGCCCTGTATTCCCTGCGGGCCTTCGAAATTTATGGCGTCCCCATAAGTCGCGCCCCCATCCACGGAAATGCGAATATAAACATCAGTGACTTCATATGTCCCATGCCAGGATGCGCCATTGGCCGAATACTGGAAGGATGGTGCATATGGCGCGGGCAGGCCAAAATCCAAGATGGCCTCGTATGATGTCCCGCTATTAGTGACGGTCGGCGTCTCGCTCGCTGCCAATTGGGTCACCGTGCCCACGTTCACCGAGGCCGCCTCACCTTGCACCGGTTCCGGCCATTCGTTCAGGTCATCGGCAGTCAATGTTTTTGCGACCGTTGCGACCGATGCTACTCCATTATATGTATATATCTGGTTTACGACAGTGACAACTCCAACCGCCGCCGCAATCGGAATTGGACAATATTTGCCCCTGTTTGCAATGCGCTCATAATATTCGCTGACCATGTTATCCCACCCAGCATTCCCCGATCATGATATTTCCGCTCGATGCTGCTACCGCAATCGCGGGCAGATAGCCCAAGAACCGCAATGTCGCCCCACCCACATAGGCCTGGCAAACCGCATCCTCGTTGCATGGGGCAAGCCACCAACAATGATATGTGGCGAGTACGAGGGCTTCCGCATCGCCTTTGGCTCTCATACCGAAGGAATAATCATTGGATGGCGTATATTCGTAGACTCCAAATGCCGCGGACGAATCCAAGGCAGTGAGATCGGACCAAGTATTAAGCGTCGGTGTAACATCAGTACCATTGACTTGGAAGACCCCGCTTCCGTAGACGATGTAGCCGATCAGGTAGCACTTGGTATAGGATATGTTGTAGAGGAAGACATCGATCGCCTGATTAGCCGAGCACCCCAGGACCGCCAGGGCGCCATCATTTCCCATTACGCCGGATGTATAGCCGTCTGTACTGCCATATGGCCGCGCCCCCACTGGATAACTGATACTCCATCCGGTGAATGCCAACATCACGCCCACCGCCGATGGACAGTAGAGAGATAGATCCTTCGTCGTCCAGACGTTCGCGCTTGTGGGCGAGATGTCGATGGCATTGGTGAAAAATTCCGTTCCGGTGGTCGTATAGCCTATGATATCAAATCGTAGGCCATCACCGCCATACACATCAGAGCCTTCGTAAATCTGGAAATAGCCGCTGGAATCAACGCCACATGCCGCTTGAGTGATGTGTTTGTTCCCGGTTCTCAACTCTCCGATCCTGCTATCGGTGCTTCCCTTCTTCCGCACTCCGAAGGTTACGCCCGAATATATGCCAGTGACATAAACCCGCATCAGCACGCCCGTTAGCCCAACGCCAGGCACATCTATATAGTCACTGATATGTATATCTCGCCACGCGTTCAATGTTCCTGTCGGGATTTCAACTGGTGTCACAGGGACGAACATTTTAGACGCTCCAGGCATCGACGCCAATCTCAAGCACCACGCCGATTATGTAGGCGGCTTCTGCATCCAGCGTGTCTCCCGCGTTCGTAGGATCACGATAGATGCGGCCTACCACATGTTTACCCGCGCCTGCATTGGACGGGGTGAACGACATCGCAGATGTCTCTAGCTCATAATTGGCGGTACCCACGCAATAATCAGTAACTTCGGCTGCCGTGCCCCATGCCCTATCAATTGCCTCGCCATCTCCCGCGCATGATGCTTGCACGCCAAATCTAACCCCATAACTTGATGTGCCCGCTGACCGCCAATGTATTGTTGCAGTGATCGCCCCTTCGTCCCAGTAATCGGGAAGCACGAAATCAAAATCATAATATCGCTTGATATCGTAACCGAGAGCACCCGAACCAATGGATTGCTTATTCGTGGACATGACCACAGTTTCGGCTGCCTCACCATTGGCCGTTGTCGGTATCCTCATTGCCCCGACCCCTATCCAAATAGGGACAGATCGCTTGGCGAGATTGTCCAGCGTCATGAGCACCCACGCGGAGCCGTTCCAGACAGCTACCATGTGAGTAGAGCCCACCGGAACAGTGGTCACCTGGGAAAGGGCAGACAATGCCGCCGCTACCACGACACCCGGTTGTCCTAGGCTCTTCGCGCCATATCCGGTATCTACTGCCCCAAGCACATCGCCTGTCGCCCATGTACCCGACTTTGTTACATTGCCAGAACCCGCGCCGTCCTGCCCGCCCACCAGATAGGGCTCCCAATAGGTCGCCCATGCGGTCGCTATCTCCGGCTCATTGCCGCCCGCTCCGGCCACCGACACATGACCGCTCTTCGCCTTGTACCTGGACAGGCCATAGCCGGTTTTTGCGTGGCTGTAGACATCGCCGGTTATTATGGTGAGGCCCGCTGACCAGGGGCCTTTGTCCGCATCAGCCGCCGATGCGCCCGTATTGCCTTTGGAACCTGCGGCTATCTCCTGAAAATAATCCGTATGTGCCATTATAAATCTCCTAGAATATATCTCGATATAACATCTGCATAGATCTCAGAGTATGATTCGAACTTTCACCATCAGACAAAATCATATCATCAGTTTCATCAATCTCAATGTATGGAAGCTGTGACAATGACACATGCCTTTCAACTTGTGCCTTGAAATTCGACATTTCGATAAAGCCGTTCTCATCACAAACGATTCCCAGCGCCACGAAGTCTTCTGCGATCACATCATTGGGCAGATAGAGCTTGTTGTAACCCACTTGCAGCGACGATAATTCGACTTCTGCAATATCCGATAGATCCGCCGAAAGAGCATAGTTCAACGTGGGGTTCCCGGCCATGCTTAGGACATTGGCCTCGATGAATGGTGCCCTAGTAATGGCGTGCGGGCCGTAGAACGGAACCATGATCAGACCGTCTGCTCCGAGAACCAGGTCCTCATACGCGATCGATCCGCCGGTGCCCAATGAAAAGAATGCCTCGCCTCCTAGATCGGTCTGCGTATCGGCCTCGGTCTTTGTGAATTTGCTCTCCCAAAAATGGCGAATGTTCCCCCACCTATCCATGACCCAATCATCATCTCGGAGGAGCTGATCACAGAGCCGCAATGTGCGCCCGCCAAATGCAAGATTCAGGTCCCTGGAATATTTGCCGTCCAGATAGGTTCCGCTCAGATAGAGATAATCGATGCCCGATGGATAGCCGCCCGCGTTGGTCACTTCGATTGTATAGGGCAGGTCTGGATTTTCGACATATGGATAGTCAGTCTCTTCATCCACATTTAGACCATACAGAAACCCATCCCGGCAAACGATAGTCCCTTGCGACTTATAAAACCACCCAAGGACGGAAAAGGCATGAGCAGCGGGCGTGGCGCTGGCGGCCTCGATATAGGCAACCTGATCAGCCGTGAATGGGCAGAACTCCGCGCCTCTTGGGGCATTATTGCATTCCCGTCTGAACCGCTCTATATCGGTCCTGGTGCCGCTGGAAGCATCGATAGAATATGTCTTTGCCTCCCGACCATTTTGCAAGATAGTGGCATAATCCATGCCAGCGGCCGAATACGAATCGGTCTTGCGCTCATCCCCCGATACCGATATGCCAGTATCTTCGACGATGCCCGTGATGTCTAGTCCATGAACTCGGCAATATGCGATATCGCTCATGATGACCTCTTGTAGAATTTGATCGTTGCAGATGCGGATATTTGTGGATGTGCTTCGTATCTGGTATGCGATACCGGATACTCGTCTTTGAGGCGGCACGAAACTTCGATCGTCGCGTCCTCGCCAGCGGTCACCAGATCGGTAATGTCCATCTCTTCGATGCTGATAGATGACCCGATTGAGCTGGCAGAAATCGCCCCGAAGGATACCTTCGCATCATCGACCTCAACGCGCCATGCACCCCGCCCCAAATCGATATCAATCACGCCGCCTATATTGTCCCAATAGGGCGCGCCTCCGCTTTCATCCGGCTCCGTCGGGGACGAACTGGTATGCTCCGATTTGCACCGATAGATATAGGTTATCCCATCGTCCGCTTCCCAATAGACCATGTCTCCCACGTAATAGGTGACTCCGCCAGAAGACCATCCCGTGATAATATCTGACAAAGATAGCGAAAGCGATAACGTGATGCGTGGATTCAGGTCTTCTGCGAGAACCCCCGGTGGAATGGCAATATCAATACTGCCATTCGGGGCGGTCACATGCGCCGGGTCCTGAACATAGAAGGTGCAAGACCCTGTTTTGCTGACATGCGACTCCTTGAGATATCCAACCGTGTACTCTGAAGATATGCCGCTTCGGGCCTCTTCGACGGTGGTAAGGTCCATCTTCGGCGCGCCCATTTCTAGCCGCGTCAGGCCGCTCGATTCATCCTCTATAGACGAGATAGAGAGTGATTCGGGTGCTGAATCCATTGGCCGGAATTCGACAAAATCGCCTGGCTCGATGACCATTTTTCGTGTGGTCTCGATCGTGTAGCGATGGTCTATTTGGCGACTTTCCCATTTCTTTGTAACCGAATCGGCCATATTGCCGTCAGTGTCTTTGAATCCGTCCTCCACTTCGTATTTTTCTATGATTCGAATCCCTTTGTACGTGGGATCATCGACGGTGTAATATTGGCTACCCAGGCCAACGCCGATCAAAGTATGGATTTTCGGGTCGGAGGCAGTCGCTTTTTGAATTGAGCAAAAGCCCTCTTCGCCCTCTTCAATGACATAGATGCTCATGGCCGGAATCCCTCGGGAAGATATTTATCGATCAACTTTCGCATTTTTTCAATATCGACCGGATAGAGAAGCAAATCACAATCATCCAAATCTAAGATCGTGCTCGGATCAACCAAGCCACCACACGCGGGATAATCGTTCATGTCCGGCCTTCCTCATCATTGAAATCCAGATAGCAGAAATTCCTATCATATCGGACATGGGAATAATAGTCTTGGGACCGCGCCAAACCCACCATCAGATCACCAATTGCCTCCCAATCCGTTTCCAGATCCCCATCTATCGTGTCATCCGGGCATTCTCCCAGCCGGCAATAAGTCTCATATGCCCCGATCGCCAGCAGGCCGCCGAGGTCATACCAGCCCCGATCATATTGGTTGGCAATGCGGACATATAGGTCCGATGTGTCACGATAGAAATAATAGTCCACGGAGCTTAAATCCGAGAGCACATATATCTCATTCAGCTTTTTGCAATAGTTGAGGTTCAGCCCATAGAGATCGCATTCTCCAAAATAGCTATTTGTTCCATAGCCCGGAAGCTTCACGATATTTGCATCCTGATCTTGAAAGCTATAGGGCAGGCCCGGAGGCAACGCTGATCGGGCAATCATGAGCAGGCCCGGATCAATGGTATCGGAGGGCGAATCTGCGAACAGAGTGGCAAATGTGGTATCGCCTTTGGGCCAAAAATATCTTGGGCAGAAACGACCCAAGAGCAGCTTCTCCATGCCATAGCATTGCCAGGTGGTTTGGCCGCCCTCGCCTTTCCTGATCGTGTTGCTCTCGGCATATCCGAGAAACCGGACCCGGCCCTCATCTGTTCCGATGATCTTCGCGTACTGGAGAACTGGCACATCTCGGCTAACAATCAGCTCCAGCTCATTGGGTTCCAGGGTGGTGGAGAGCTTCTTCCATGAGCCGGACCATTCACATTCTATGCCCTGCTGGACGGGGCCAACGGAATTGATGATATCGATCTTCATATATTGGCCCTCTTATGCGCCTGGTAGGTCTTTTCCGCCATCTGCGCCATGATCTCTTTGGCCAATCGCTTCTCGTCTACTGGCTGGTTGGCATGGTTGATTACCGTGATGCCGCCCAGGTTGGTAGACCCGAATGCAGCGGATATATTGCCGCCATTGATTAGGCCGCCGTTGGCAAATCTCCTCGCCATTGGGATATGCTGCTGAAGGAGTTCCATCGTGCGCTTGCGGTCATTGAGCGGCAATATCAACTCCGGCTCAAAGGTCTCTCCGACTGCATTTAGTTGGCCTTGGGCATCTTGGAAGAAGGTTGGGGTGTTGACTAGGCCGCCTTTGGCCCATTGGATCGCGCCAGATCCGCCTATAGATGTTGCGGCGGCATTCATCCAAGAGGACGACGAGGAGGTTCCAAGATAAGAACTAAGGCCCGCTGCGCCCCCTGTATACCAACCACTATAAGCAGATCCATAAGAACCCCCGAATGTGCCGCTTGCGTTCAGCGCCCCAGAACCGCCGGAAGCCGCCCCGAAAACCTGAAGCAAATTTCCATTGGCATCCATCACGGAGATGCTAAGATCCTGTATCGAATTGTCGACGCCGCTCACCCCCTTAGCAACCTTTCGGATTTCCGCCCATGTCTCTGGGTTGCCAGCATTGAGTTTGGCTACTGTAGCATCGCTGAGTTCTATCTTCTGCCCTCCGATCATGGCATAGCTCTTCGTTTCCTCGGCGGTGGCAGCATTTGGCCCCCAACCTTCGGTGGGAACTATGCCCAATTTTTGACCGAGGGCCACGACCTGCGCCGAATTTTTGCCATATTGAGACTCGGCTTCCTTCATCTGGTTGTAGGCATCGGAACTGACCCCAACCATCGATGCATAGAAGTTACCCGAATATTCTTGTGCTAACCCAAAATCGCTTATGGCCGTACAGAATTTTCCATTTTCGGCGCTGAATTGAGCCAATCCATATGTGAACGGCTGTAAGCCCATTGTGATTTGCGCATACTCATCCTCATTCTCTCGGGCCTGATCGATCATGGATTGCGTGACTTGAACAATCTGGGCCGCCACGCCCTCATCATAGACCTGCGTCTTGTCGCCCAATGAGCCCACATCTTCGGTGGCTTTCTTCATGGCCGAGGTATCGCCCCGGATCGTAGATATGTCAGCGCCGATGGATTGTAGATATTCCTCCGTCTCGGCATCTTTGACCTTCACGACCTCCGATGCGAGCGTGCTTGATGCGTTGCCCCTGGTACTCAATATGCCTTGAGACGTAGCCTGATTGTAGTACTTTGTCGGGCCGATGAATGAGTCGTAGAATAGCCCTGTGGCTTCTTCTTGTGCAATGGCGAAATCGCTCACTGCCTCGCAATATTTCCCGTCCGCTGCTGTCTTCAGAATGATTGCATCACTCGCGACCAATGCGGCTTTCAGATTTAGGTCGGTTACCGCAGCATATTTATCTGTGGCAATCGCGGCTTTCATCTGTGATTCGGCCAACTGCCCGGCATAATCCACGACAGCCGGATTTGCCACGCCCGCCGAGGGCTTGACCAACGAATTGCCTGACCATTTAGCCTGCAAGGCCTTGATATAGTCGGAATTGATAAGCGATTCATCCGTCCAAGGATTGATAGCATCTTGCATCCCATTGCCCGTGATCGGGACCAAGCCGCTTTTTGCCGAGCTTTGGAATGCACTCACGGGTTGCGTGATCTTGAGATGGGAATCTAGCTCATCCTGCCCCCAATAGGACTGACTGTAATACTTGGATTCGGCCAATGCACTGGCGGGGATGACATATTCATCGGCGTGGATATAGGCTATCCCGTCGGTCCGCGTCTTTCCGCCTTTCTGGTAATGTGGAATGGTATAGACGAGCTTGTCTATCCAAGATGCGGTATCGGCAGACATCAGAGAAGTGGGCAATGCTGCCGCGCTTCCATAATTCGATGTAGCCGATGCACCAGAAGTCCCCACATACGAATAATAGGACCCCTGCGCCTCGCCGCTCAACTTGTTCTCGGCTATGGCGGTGGTGATCGCGCTGGTGAGCCGGTCTACCCAGGGCGGATTCCAGGTCGCGCCATAGATGCTCTGCAAGACGCTTATGGATGTGGTGAATAATCCCTGAGAGCTGGCGGTGCCATCGGATACCGCGGTCTTGACGTTGTCCATCGCGGTAATGCCGTCTTTGGCAGTGGCTACCTGCTGCTTCGTGTATTCGCCGCTTGTGTTATCGGCGATCTTTTGCAGTTCAGCCCTTGAGCCGATGTATTGGGCAGATTCGGAGCCGGTGAGCTTGGAGAAGAAATCTTTGTTCTCGTATTTATATTTCTCCTGATATGCCAGAGATTGCCAATTCTCATAGACCGGAACCACATTTGCCTGTACGTCTAAGGAAAATTTCTTGCCTTTGATAATATCATCGATATTATTCAAGAGCTTACTATCATCCGCAGAGAACGATAGCGGTATCTCCTGCTGGAAAGTCTCAAGGATAGATTTGTAGGCTTTAAGTTGCTCCTCTTCCAATGGTTCCAGGACGCCGCCTGCCAGGATGTCTCCCACACTGCTGGCTATTTTGGTATAGTGATCTTCCATGAACGCGCCGGAATCACGAATGGAGCTTTTAAAGCTCTTGTAATAGGCATTTCCGATGTCGTTTGAAGATTCTTTGCCGAGCTTATTATAAAGGTTGAATACTTCCTTGCCGACCATCTTTCCATTCATGTAAAATGACTCAAAGTATCCAGTGTCTGCGGATTCTCGCGTCACCGACATGGATGTTCCGAGTACATCATATGAGGTCGTGCTCTTCGACTTGCGCCCACGGGTTTGGCCTGAGATGATCGCGAGAGCATTTTCTTCGCTCACGCCCGAAGTGGTCAGAGCGGCGATCTGAGGGGATACATTTGCTTTTAGCTTTTCGGCAAACGTATCTGCCCACGCTTCGCCCGCTGTTTTTCCGACATCTTTTGCCGCTCCCTTGGAATCCTCAAATCCTTTCTTCGCTCCTTCCGCTACCCCCGTTTGTGTATCTTTTTCATAAATATCCTTGGCTCTCGCAGAGATCGCAGCAAGCTTGGCGGATACATCACCGAGGCCAAGCGCCCCAGCAACTTCGCTTAATCCGCCTGCCAAGGAACTTGTAATCAGTGATGCAAATTGCCCTGCCAGAGACGACAAAGCGCCTTGCAAGCCACTTACAGCAGTTGGAATGGCACTTGTCAAGCCCGACGATATCTTTGTCCCGATGTCGGATACCGTTTCGATAATGTCATTGACTTTATCTTTCACGCCATCGAATGCTTTTGATATCCCAGTGACCTCTCCGAAGGCTTGCAAATATGCTTTGGCGGTCTTGAGCAGGTCTACCACTTTTTCGACGTTCGACAAAAATCCGGTCGCAATACTGCCACCGACTGAAACAATTGCCCCCTGGACGGTAAACCATGCCGATACAAGCGCATTTACGGCTTGCAAAGACATCGATAATGGCATGAGCAACGCATTGGTTATCGAACCGAGCGCATCCCCGCCAAATATGTTATTCAGCGAAGTTCCTATCTGCCCAAATGTGCCCGACAATGAACCAGCGATGCCACTAAAGCCGCTTGAGATCGTGGTTCCGAGGTTGGTTAGTTGCTGGAAGGCGGATGTGCTTGTGATGGCACCGAATACCGCCTCACCTGCGCCTCTGATGGTGTTCAGGCCGGATGTTATGCCGGATATAGCAGGCGTCAGGGCGCTTACCATCGGCGTACCGATATCGATAGCTATTGCGGTAAGTGAATTGGTGAGCATGCCCATTTGGGCCTGCATATTCTCGACGGATCGACCATATGATCCCTGGATAGACGTTCCCGCTTTTCCGGCCTCATTGGCCTCTCTCAAAGCTTTCCGATAATCATCCGTATGGCCGGTCATCTTGACCAATGTATCCATGCCATATGTCCCGCCGAGCGCCTTTGCATCCGCCAGTTGGTTGTTGGACTGCGCCATTGCGTCGCTGAGTTTGAAGATCGTTTCCGATGGATCGGTCTGCATTGACTGCATGAAATCTTCGGTCGAGATCCCAAGCATCTCAGATGCCTTGCTTTGCGCTTCGGTGTTCGTGGTCAGATTGGTTAGCAGGGAATCAAATGAACCCGCCGCGCGCTCTGCGGATGGGAACACTGAGGTAAGCATTCCGCCCCATCCGGCTACATCGTAAGTGCCCGCTCCAAGCGTGCTGAGAGAGCCCCCCACCCTGGTTGAGAACTCCAATATCTGCGCTTCGGTGGCATTGTAATTATTGCCCATCACATCGATGGCGCTACCCATGTGGGTGGCAAACCCGGAAGCGGTCTTTGCCTCTTCTGGCAATGTTTTCATCTGACTGCGAATCTTAGATATGCTGCTAGCGGCCTCTTCAGCCGGTACATCGAAAGCCGATCCCATTTGCAATGAGATTTTGGTGAACCCTGCGATATCCTCTTTGGCGATGCCGAGAGAGCCCGCTGCGGTGGCCACTGCTTGAATTTCGGTTACAGTGGTGGGGGTCGTGGTTAGCAGATTCTTCAATTCATTATTCAGTGTCGCATATGCGGCAGTGCCGGCATCTATGCCCGTGGTCTTACTTATCCGGGCCATGCCAGCTTCCCAGTTGGATGCTGCGCCGATGGACGCCATGCCGAGAGCAGTTATTCCCGCGGCGGCTGCCAATCCGGCGATGCCCACCGGCCCGAGCGCAGCGGCAACGCTGCCCGCCATGCTGCCCATCATGCCGAATTGGGCGGTCATGCCGGTTTGTAGAGTCTGACCTAAATCTTTGCCCACATTGGCGAATTTGCCCTTTTCGGAATTGAGGAAATTGCCAAAGCCCGCGCTGATCGAAGATTGGTCGACTTGCGCTTTGACTTTTATAACTTTGTTGGACTCTTTGGCAATGGTGGCGTCTAATGCAGATGTGTCTGGGGCACCAATTTTTGCCTGGATTCTACCCAACGAGGCTGCTATTCGCTGCCCATCGCGTTCAAGCTTGGCTAGGGCCTGATCGATGGAAGAAAAATTTGCTACTCCGGTAATCTCATAGGCTGGCATTTCATATCCTCATTTCGTGGGCGGTCGGATTCCAACTTTCGCGCATTTGGCTTTTACATCTGCCAAATTGCATTCCTTCTCCGCAAGCGGCTCTTCTTCCGGGAAAATCTCATAAAATTCCCTTGCACCCGGAAACTCATATCCAAACAATGGCCTATTCATTGAACAGGCCCATGTGTACCAGGATAGCCGTTTTCTTGCGGATTCTTCTGATTTGATTTTTTGCTTATGTGCATAGAGATCTTCTAGGATCTCATTGTAAGTATATTTGTTGTAGAATTCATCCGGGCTCAGACCGAGGACGGTTCGGAGCTTGGCGCTTCCTTCCCAGAAAGATCCTTCTTGATCTTCGCCGCCCGCTCCTTCGCTGCCTTCAGACCGTTCTCCGCTTTCATCCTCGCCGTTTCTTCCTGGAGCCTTCCCGCTTCTTCCATGATTATGCGAGTCTCGTCTGAGTTCTTCCAGCTCACTTGCAGAGAGGCTACAGAAGAAGGGTCCCTGGCCATGCGAAAAGCGAGCACCATCTGGCGGCCCAATCCATCCAATCCATCCTCATAAGCATCTATGCCTTCGTTGACCTGCTCAATGGATAGCTCGGCATCCTCATGTTTCAGGCCATAGAGAAGGGCGAGGCTGAATATCTTTGAATTGCCGAGCCATTGGCCGAAGATGCCGGGCGCGAAGACCATCTCGCCTTTGCCGAGAAGCGGTGCAAGAATCTTGTTTGCTTCCTGTTCCAGGTCACCGATGAGGCCATGTGGGTATTTCAGAAGTCTATGCTTGCCAGCGAATTCGATTGAGACGCCGCGCATTCCTTTGGTTGGACTTTTAGACATTAACATTCATCTCCTGCGATGATATCCTGAAAAATGGGTCTGGAAGAATGCTCAGGAAAACATTTATTTGGGTAGCTTGCCCTATCCAGACCCGGTAAACGTGTTTAAAAAAAGTTGATTTCAGGATTCATTGCCCAATGATTGGACAATAAATTGAAGTAATAATGCTTTCGCTTGGAAGTTTTGCCATGACAACCAACACATAACGGTATTAGATTCCAGCTTTTGCCGCATCCTTGGCCACGATTATAGTCACAATGATGCACGGACAATCGCCTGCCGTTTTCGGGTTCGTTGCATAAGAAGCACTTTCTACCAAATGCGTCTCTGACATTTTCTCGCAAAGATTCGGTGAATTTTTCACAGTACGGTTTAAAAGATGCACCGCCTTTCCAGTTGGGGTTATTCTCGCCCAGATTGGCATCGCGTATTTTTCGTTTTGTTTTATCTTTTAGTTTACTTCCGACTTGGCGAGCAGTGATCTTTTCACCAAACCCAAGCGGCATAGGGACGCCGCGTTTGGCTAAAGAAATTTTATGTTTGGTCTCTTCAGATAAACGTTTCCCTGTATGCGATGCGACATTCTTGCGCCGAGTAGATTCGGTCCAACGATATCCTTTACGTGGCATTTAAAACACCTCTTGCAGTGTTCTTGGATAATTTCATGAGGCAAACCGTCCAAGAAAACGGTTTTTCGGTAGCGAACCTAGCCTCATATTACATACGTCGTTGAGCTATTTAAGGATATTCATCTACCATTTCATCCAGGGCAAGCAAGTCTGGCGGTTCACGTAAGCCCGGCTCGACGCTTACTTATACTATAACAACATGGTGAACAAGGATACTATGAAATATAAAATTGAACCTGAACTAGAAGCCGTATGCCTTCCATTGGTCAAGGAAGAATACGACCTCTTGGAGTCGCAGATAATCCGAGATGGTTGTCTCGATCCGGTCAAGGTTTGGGACCGAGACGGTGAACTCGTGTTGTTGGATGGGCATAATCGGCTTAAGATTTGTCGTGAAAACAAGTTGCCCGAACCTATCAGCAGCACGATCGAGATTGAGAGTATTGATGAGGCGGTTATCTGGATTGTAGATAATCAGAAAGGCCGTCGGAATGTGGCCACGGAGGCGCAACGAAATTACATATCCGGAAAGCGATATGAGGCGCAAAAGAATATAAACAAATTTAAAGGGAATCAGTACACGGTTGGTGTGCGCACCGATGACGCGCACCAAAATCTCCCATACAACGGAAATCGGACTTCGTATTTACAAGGATTGGAAGAAGACAAAGGATATCGTACGATCGAAAAAAACGCCGCATTTGCCAGAAACATCGACGCGATTCGCAAAGTGTCCCCGGACGTGGCCGAAAAGATCCTAAATCCCGCTGAAGATGCTTCCGTTCTCTCTAAAATCGAAGTTGTGGCGGTTTCAAAAATTCCTCCGGGCGAACTGCGGGGGATTGTACTTCAAGGTGTTGATGCAATCAAAGCAAAAGTCAAGGACATCCGCGAACTTGAGAAAGATCGCAAATTTCAGGCCGAACAAGCCGCGATCAAAGAGGACGTGGCCGAATATCATGCCGTTCACAAGGAGAAATACGGCGATGCGACCTACGTTTGCGGCCTGAGTTCAGTGCATGAACTGTGGTGTAATTTCTGCAAGTGCGCATTTGACGTTTTTAAGCCACACTGGGGCGAAGTTTGCCCATCATGCGGCAGCAAAGATATCATCACCAGGGACGAAATGTGGTATCCTGGGCAGAAGGTTGATTGAAATGACAAATATAGATAGACCAACGTTCGGAAAGTGCAGACGCACGAAAATCAAGGAAAGTCCGCCCCATGCAACTCACTGGAAGGCATGGATGATCTCAGAGAAGCGGAAGTTGTGAACACGAAGGTAAAGACCGAAGACTTTAATCTCGATCAAGTGGCAACAGAAGCCATATTAAGGTTCTCCCGGATCAAGGACCGTAAGTTAAATCAAGCAGTTTTCGCGATGATTAAAACTGCTCTCCGTGATGATATTAACCCATTCACGAAAGCGCCATTGGGCCGCATACCGATGCCACTGAGCTTGGTAAAGGACATCATGGAATACTGTGAAACCGGCGCAGTGACGCCAAAAATCCCATCAAAGCGTGTACGGTTGAATCAAGAGACCGTGAGCATAATCAAATATCTCAAACAGTGTGGCTTGACTTGTGCAAATGCCCGAAAAGATGGAACCAAACTTGAACAGATTGTCGAATTCTGCGATAAACTCTTAGAGGATGTGCCTTAGATGCAGGTATCGGTTTCAGTCGGATTGCAAATCAAGACCGTAGAACGACTTAAAGTGATCTCCGAACGCTTGCATGTCAGCAGGAACAAACTGATGAACGAAGGCATCGAGATGGTGCTTCAGAAGTATGAGGGCGAAGAGGATTGAGTAGCATCCTCTTCTTTCGGCTCATCCGCCTCTTCGCCCTCCGTCCTGCTGCCATCCGGCCTATGCCAACACTTGCAGATATCGCAATATGTGTTAGCCATCTCATCCCTTCCGGTAATAGAGCGCAGTCGGACCATGATTCTTGAAAGTCAGATTGCTTTTAGTCAGAGCGCCGGCATCGATGTTTGATGTGAACTTTTGAATGATGCCGAACCCCTCATATCGCTTGTCGTTGGCTTCATCGGTATAGAGGACGACAACCACTTTACTAGTTTCAGACGAATAATCCTCCATATCTAGGCCGCCCGCCAGATGGGTATGCGTCAGGGCTGCGACAATCCCCGCGCCTGTCTCGGTATCGGCAACCTTCGCCACAATGCCCGCATTCAGAACAGCAGGACAGTTGATCGCCGCTGCCAATTGTGTCGCCGTGGTGGTGATAGCCCCGGTCGCATAGGCAAGATTCGCGGTGATATCCTTTCCGAGGATGGAAACAGACAAGCTGCCTGTCGTACCTGGATCGACCAACGTGAGGCTGAAATTGTTTCCATCCACGCCGCCTGGCATGTGAGTTAGCGTTATGTGACTATTCGCATTACCACCTGTGGTGGTTAAGACTGCCTGGGTAATCATCCAATGAGCATCCGAGGTGGCCTCCCATTGCTTGTGAATCAGGGCTGCCGACTGGCAGGAATCGCCCATGTGCATATAGACTTCTTCTTTCCAGGATGCGGACAGATTCCAGTTCAGAATGCCCATGAACTCGGCTACTGTCAGATAATGGCCGGTTGCGCAGGTTATGGTGTCCCCGCTGCCCGCTGCAGTGGCAAATACGACTCTCCCGCCGCAATGCTCTATTCTGGCAATGGTCGGGATGGTGCCCGTGGATGCGAAGGTTGGCGTGCTGTCATCATTCATATACCGCTTATCGGGATTGGTTATCTCATAGACCGTATAGCGCGGGTAGCCGTCCGAGAGTAGATTAACCTCGGACATTGGCTCATTTGAGTAGTTATTGTTGCTGCCCCGCGCCAGATAGATAGCCCCGATATAGCCATGCATTGGCGCTAATGTCATGCATTGGCCTCCCTATGCGTGATTCCAAGTCAGAACAGCGGCTCCGGTGGCAGGCTTAAGCGTGAAGGTGACCACGTTGTTTTTCTGCGCGTCCTGGGTGACCTTCCAGTCCATGACATGGGCGGTGCTGGACCAATAGGTCGTGGTGACATCTGCATCTGGATACAATTTGAAGAGCAGATCGCTTCCCGCATCAAACGCCTCATAGACATCCTTCAGGCCGGGATTGCTGGCCTCTTCGATGTCATAGGTGGCGGTGAACGGGATCTGCCAGGTCTTGTAGTTCAGCGCCGCGGTGGGCGCTTCGTCGCCCCAGTGGAAGAGATCTTCGGTATTCCAGCTTTGGTCGGGGTTGCCCGTCTTTATTCCCAACACTTCCACATAGCCCGCCCCAACGGTGAGCTTGCTTTCTTTTCCTTGTACTGGTACAATAGTCATTGATATATCTCCTTCTGAATAGATCTATTCGCAATGTCTCGGATCGCTTGATCGTCATTGACGATGAATTTTAAATTATATCGATGGTCAGGATTTCTTTCCAGATCTGCAACTCATCATCACTATCTGGATCTTGCTGGATGCTGGCAATTCGCGTAGGCAGATTTGCACCATTGCTAGGAACCGTCCTGGTGGCCCAAAGCAGGGCCCGGACCAGATCTGCCAGATCCTTGCAAATGGCCTCACTCGCCTTGCTGATGCATGATACCTCGATCTGCCCATTGGATTGCACGTCTCCACCAAAATAGGGCGTTTCGCGGCTGATTAGGTCGATGACTGAGATGCATGTATAGGGCGAGGTCGCCAATAGCTCATCTTGCAAGTCGAAGTTTCGGCCACTTATCACACCACTTACCAGCGGGCCAATGACATCGGAATTTTGCAGATAGGCAGCTAGGGCGGAAGAGAGAGAGGACATGGGAAACCTTCTTATAGTAATAATCAGTTATTATGACGGCATGGGTAGAATTCTACTCGGGCATCGAATAACAGTCGAACCAATATACAAAACGCTTTCATCAAATGGCAGCGATTCGATTGCGATCACGCCCGCGATGCCTAAACTGGAAGGCACCATCAGCACCCTCGAAGATGGAATAAACGCGTTGGCAAAGTATTTTTCCGCCATACCAGGAGACAAGCATGACAAAGATCAATGAAGATCTGAAGCCCGAAGCTCATAAGATCCTGAAGGATTATCAGCATTCCAATGGGATCAGGAACCAAGGCGAGGCGCTGAATGTGATCTTGCTTCGGTTTGCTGAACTTTTGGAAGCCGAAACTAGGAAATATTGGGAGCCAATTGGTGATAAGAAATGAACGCAATTAACATTGGTGTCTCGAAAGAGACAGTTGTCGAAGCGCGCGCAATGATCATGGATATTCTGAAAAGCGATGCAGAGCAAGCAACAATCCAGAAAGCGCTGGATGTGGCTGTTGTGATATGCCAGGTGAGTAACACAACAGTCGAAGGATGCATGTTCTATGGTGATGGAGAGAATGAGAAATGAAATCTATACTCGCATTAGTGGCCCTCGTGGCCCTTGTATCGCTGTCAACCGCCATGCCAGATAGTGCCTGGGTATCCGATCCGTCCATCTGCAAGATAGCCATAGATACTGGTTCATCTATGGTGGGCATCTTTGCTTGGCAGAATCCGATTGATGACCAATGGGAGGTTGTGCTGGGAAGCGCGACTTATAAGGGCACAACGGCGGTGCCAATCATTTTCTATGGGGATAAAGAGGGTGTTGTGAAGGTGGATATGAGCTAAGTGCCATGAACCCTTTCGCACACTTCGCGGGCCTTGGAAAATCCCACAAAAACACTCGGCCTGATAAATGGCCTAAACCGCCATCTCCTTTTTCCCGAAAGCGGCCCTAGCTCCTGAAAACTTGCATATTCTGCGTCGCTGCCCAATGTGATCGCATATATAGAAGGCGCGAGCCTTGTAACCTTGGATGCTCTTTCTATCCCATCATCCATGAAGTTGGTATCTTTTAGGCTCAATTTATGTGCATTATTTTTCATCTCGATTAGGATTTGTTCAGCACATTGCTTGGATTTGCTATCATTTTCGGCACGCATTCGGGTGAGATCGGCTTTCAATTCGGACATGTTCACTTTGAACTCGATCATGAGTATAGCTCCGAAATAGCCGTATCTGACAGTCCTACATAGGGCGGAGGCGTCTTGGTGCCTGCCTGGATGCCCGTTCTTCTGACCGATGAATCGAATCCATAGAGCAATCTGCACCTGCAATTTATTGAGGTCTCGCCAGGGAATCGTTCGCCGTCTGGAAAGGCTTCATCCATGCCCACAATTACGCCATTCTGCGCTCTGTGCCGCGATCGGACCCGGCCATCCCCGACAGTTGCCCATTGCTTTGTTTCACTACCCGCGCCTTTCGCGAACTCAAGCGAACTGCCCCATGTGGCCCGATGTCTTTCAGTTCGCACAATGGTTTTTGCTCGCGCCCCGGAATAATCAACGATGCTTGCCAGGTTGGGCTCCCTCAATATCTGCCTCGCGAGCGGCCTTTCATTCTTCCCCGCGTTGGCCCAAACATAGGCAATGAGCCGCTTCTTATCTGTGGCCGTGGTCCGCGTGATGAACTCGCCCGCGTGCTTCTTGAAATAGATCTTCGCGATATCTTCCACATTCCAGACAGGTTCCAGCCTGTATGCTTTCGCGAATAGGGATGAGTTGAGGGCGATCTCGGTTGTAAATATGCCTTCCAGGAAGTGCCAGATCTCAGTATTCTTTGCTTTGCTTGCTGCCAGATACTTCTTCATGGCGGCAGCATTGATGAGGTCTAGCGGCTCATAGGGTCCTTCCTGGTCGAAGTACCCGACTGACCGCAGGTATGCGACGATCTGGGGGCCAAACTTCTGCAGGATGGCATGAATTTGGCGGTCTGGTAGGGTCATGGGAGGAGGATCACCGATGGATGAGCGAAAGTTATTTATACTATTATAGCTACTATAGTTATTGGAGATGTACTACAATGAAACAAGATGCAATCGATATGATAATGTCTGGAAAGAGATCTGAGAAAGTCGTCGCCAAGGAAGTCGATGATTATCCCGAGAAGCTTCAGAGGGCAGCGGTTTCCCGCGATGTTCCCGAATGGGTTCGCCGAGCAGCCGCCAGAACAATCGAGATCGCGATGAGGCGAAATGTGCCCATCGAAAAAGTCACTTTCGAAGACGTTGGCCTCGGGATGCATGATAATATCGTAGAATCCGCCGTGATTGGCGGCGAAGGCGAGCGAT